TTTCTTATAAAGAAGCTATGAGTAAAGCTAAAGCTACTTATAAACCAAAAGGTAAAAAGGCTGATAAAAAACCAGCTAAAAAGGATACTAAAAAATCATCTAAAAAAGACAAAGAAGAAATGCCTGAAGAATAATTAAGTTTTACTTCTTGTTTTAGGCTGTGTATATGTTTCGTCACCACTTTCAATATCTTTTTTTTTTGATTGAATATCTTTCTTTATTTCTTCTTTTATTTTGTATTCTTGTTTATCATTAGTTCTTAATAATACATTTTTTACTATTTCATCATAGCGGTCACCATACAATAATTTTAGGTGTTTTTGCTCTCTGCATTTATCACATAGATAGGTTAAATAACATCGTTCTTTTTCACAGAAGACACAGAGGAATGGCATAGTTATAATTATAAGTTAGATATTAATTCGTATATTAATTTTTCTGGAATTCTATACCTCTCTAATCTATTTGTTCCTCTGCCTATATCCTTACTACAATCTGTCTTATGTTTTTTATATTCTCTAAACTTATCTCTTAATTCTTTTGTGTTACATAATACCTTTTCTCCGTTAATTGTTTCATAACCATTCGCTAATACTTTTTTATGACGTGGTTTCTTTTTGGTTTTTATAATATTCTCACAATCTTTTTTGCATAAATTAGATTCTAAATTAGGTATATTATTCCACATTCTAGTTTTTTTTTCATATCCCCAGTCTGAATATTTACAATATGAGAAATCATTATAAGTATCATATTGAGGATATTTTTCAGTTATATATTTCTTCATCTTTCCGCTTTGTGGATTTTCAACTATCCAGTATTTAGGTTTGAAATATTCTATTATCTCAAATACTTTATCTACCATAGGTTTTCCGTAAGTGTCTATATCTTCTTGCAGTATTTCTCGTGTTATTATTTTATCTCCATGTGCTTTAAGTTTTCTACCTATCCAAGCAGCCCTCAATCTACTCCACCATAAACAAACTGGACTAGCGGTGATTAGATCAAAATAATTAGGTGGAAAAATTTTATAATCCCAAGTTAGTATATCTTCTTGTATATGGTAGTCACTATTATCATATTCACTAAAGGGACATTTCCCATCTAAATCTCTATCTAAACTAATTATATTATTACCGCATTTTTTAGATACTTTTCCGAATGAATGAGTTCCTGAAAATAATTCTAAATGATTCATTACTCTAATATATAATACCCTTATATTTTTAGTTATTTCGTTTACCGCTATTTAATTTTAAATCCTTGAGATTATAAAGTTCCTTAAATAGTCTATTTAAAATATTATTAATATATTCCCATATAGTTCTACAATTCATTATACTTAAAGAACTTATTTTTATTTTTCAAATAATACAACAGATCAAAATAATTGTTGCTAGTCATAAACCATAAATAATCTCTATAATATTCTTGTTCGTCTCTTGTTAAATATAAGTCTAGATCTATTTCTATCATTTAATAATCTACTAGATTTATTTCTTGAAATTCTACAATAGATATTTTTTCATCTATTAATTTTTCCTCCTTAATTAATCGTATTGTATCAGTTAATATTGTTATTGTATTTATATAATTATCAGACAAAGCTACTAGTTTATCAATATAACTTTTATTTTTGTTTATACGTGCTTGATATTTTCGGCTCAAACTTTTTAGTTCTCTTTCTAAATCTTTATTATACTTTTTCAGATTATTATATTCTGTTTTGAGTGCATTATATCTAGAAGCCATATCATTAAAATCCTCTAAAGTAAATCCTACTCCTTCTTCAGACATTATTAATATATGATTATATTAAAATCTATATTAGGTGACGAAAAAGTGACGGAGTGACGAAATGACGGTGATCCAAAATCCTCAACCCTTCTCTATATATATACAAAAATATAAACTCTATTATTTATTTTTACAATTATTTATTTTACTTTTTTTATTTTATCGTCACTTCGTCACTTTTAATATATATTATGGCATATATATTAAGATTATTATAGAAAAGTATAAGGAAATAGGTAAGAAAAGAAGAGTGACGAAAAAGTGACGCTAGGTGACGATTTGTCTAAGCGGTGACGCTAACATTTCCATCTTTGAGAACCATAGCTCTCTCAACCATAGCAAAAATACGCTGAGTAGATGCTTGAGTTTCTGCAGCAAGAACTTTATCAAACTTTCTAACTAATTGTATGGGTTTCTGTCCTACCTGAAGACCGTTCCCTACAGACACGCTATTATCTGTTCTAAGATCAACGCCTATATAGTTGTGTTTTGCTTCTAATGCTCCACGCTGGGCACGACCCATATAAGTAATTGTATTAGTAATAAGGTTCTGATTTTCTGTGCCGTCATCTGCAACCTGAAGGTCAAGGTCAAACTCTATTTTAGGTATCTGAATATCAACACCGAACACTTTACTTAATTCACGCTGTTTTTTGTGTTCTTTGTTCACGTCATTAGGATACATGCTGGTATCATTAATACGGAAATTATAAGATTCACCTTTACGTAAACCTTCACTTGTATAGACACCGTGTATTTCATTAGTAGCAAATCTATTAGTATGGACTACAATAGACCGAACTTTGCGACCACTTACCGCTATATCTGTGGTATGGGTCTGACCAGCCACTAAAGGAACTGGGATCTGATTTGTTGTAAGGATCAAATCCTCATATGGAACTAAAAGACCAGTATCAGACATAACCTCTTTAGCGGTTTCATTCATAGTCACAGCGTCATAAGTAAGATAATCTGCTACCATCTGAACGGAATTAGGGTCAAGCTGAGCTACTGGGTTATAGGTAATGCCTCCAGGATCAGGTCTAGCAATATTGATAACACCACGAACGGAAGGGTTGTTAAAAGTAAATTCAACACTAACAGGCTCATTAATAACAAATAGAGGTAGCTGGATATTTCGCATAAGTGGGAAAATATCAGAGAGTTTTATCTGATATTCTGCGGTTCTGTTTGTATCATTTTCAAGTTGGGTAGCAAGATAATCAAGGCGGTTATTACCAGTAAGAAATCCGTTTTTCATTTCAAGGGTAGCCGAACCAGCCTGAATAGATGGGACTAGACCGTCATTTGTGCCATATTTTAAAAAGTGTTTACCTTCCTTTTCTTCTTGTGAAACAAAACAGCGTTTAATAACTTTATAATATGGGTAATCCTGCACTTGACTAATAATCTTAGTTCCTATTTTAAGGGTAGCATTACGTATAACTGAGTGAATACCAGCACGAATAGGTAAAGAAACGTTAGCATTCATATCAGTATTAGGAGCAATAATTCTAAAGGTAAAAATAGATCCAGAATCAAGAACCCCTTTTTTCTCTAAAACAAATCTACAGAAATCCCTATTAACAACAACAGGGTCTAAAATATTTGTTTCTACATTCATATTTTCAACAACAGCCATAGGTTTTAAATTTAAAGCCGAAGGCAAATCATTCAATCCGAGTTTCTTAGGTTGAGCAGACATTTATAATATTTATAAAGATAAAAAATTATAAATAAAAAAACATTAAAATTAAAATTAAAAAAATATATTTAGTTCTGAACCATAACTCCGCTCGGCGAATAAAGGAGTGTATTCTTATTAAATGTATAGGTATAGATGCTATTAGGACTGTTACCATTTAGGGCTGATTTAATGCGAAGACTATAAGGCGTATCCTTAAAGCTCACTCCGACTTTAGAAACATTATCAAAAGAAACTCCTATACCGTATACCTTGTTATTAGTTACAACGTTCCCTCCAGCATCTAAATCATTCTGAAAGAGTGCGGATTCAGAAGATACAGGGTATTCCGACCTAGTCTGATAATTAAATTTAGATCCTTTATTTGTTTCAGTAAAGAGAGATTTTAGGGAATGATTATATTTAGGTATTGGTTTAATAGCATTAACAAAGTTCATATCTAGGTTAGAAATAGGGGTGTTACTTGTATTAGGCACGGTTTCATCTATTTCATAATCTATAGGGAAATTACGTCCACCTCTAGCATGTATAACCTCATTAACAGCAACGTCCTCGCCATAGTTGTTATTCACAATATTTTTAAGGGCAGGGGTGCGAAGACTATCAAATAGGTAGTTATTTATCTGTGTTGTAGGAACGAAATTATGTATAATAGATAGAGTATTACTTGTTCCTAGATTATATGTCTGAGTATGGTCTGAAGCATTAATAACAGAGTAGATATTACCGACTGAATTGTAACTAAATGCCCCTGAACTTGGGATACCCATTTGGGACTGACTAGAACTATCAACATTTAGTAATTCATAAGTAAGAGTTAAATCTCTTAACTGATAGAAGGCTCCGCCGTTTGCGGTTGCATCTGTATTAGAGGCACGAGCAAAATTATGGAGCAACATATTATCAGGGGTTAATTCTAACTGAATAACAAGCCCCCTAACTCCGTTATTTCCTAGAGGGATAGGAGTATTACTATTAAGTAAACCAGTCAATAGAGGGATACAGAATCCAGCTGGGTTATTAAAAAAGTTACCATGAACCCTATGGTTAGATCCCTGAAGACCGAAACTTAAATGACTATCAAAATCATTCTGAGATTGCGTAACAGGGACAACAGAAGCAAGGTATCTATTATAGTTTCTAATTGTTTCTAAAGTTTGGTTATTTTCCTGATTCATAATAGTAATCTGCTGGATTGCCCCATGAACCGAAACTCTAGGGTTCATAGTCACTTGACTCGCATTAGTATTTTTAGAGTTGTTATTATCAACAGCAACTCCAGCACCGTTACGGAGGATAATTTCTCCATTAAGTCTAATACTTGAAGCCTTAAGAAGTTTATTCTGATTTGGGATTACAAAAGACACAACTGGGTTACCGTTGCGGAATGAATACAAATTATCACTTGGGGGATTAAGTGGACTAATTTCAACTTGTTCACGATTTACAACTTGATACGACATTTATAATATTTATAAAGATAAAAAATTATAAATAAAAAAATATTAAAAAACTAAAATAAATAAATATTTACTATGTAACATTTAATTCATAACCATTACTCCATTTTGAGATACATTAATTTGTCTGCGTGATTGGATAAAGTGGAAGAAGTCTTTAGGAATAGTAGCACCTTCATACTGAACCCTTAGGTTGAGATCACCCTGCGTTAAATTATAGACTTGTCCATATTTACTAAATCCTCTAGCAATAAAGAAGTTGTTAGCTATATCATAAAGATTTCTAACAACAAGACCACAATTAACTAAAGATTTTTCAAGT